TGTAATTGCGAAAGGCAGTAAGCAAGATTTCTGTAGAGGACCAGGGATTGGCATCAATTTCCTGGAGAAACAAATCAATTTCTTCTCTCCGTCGATCAAGTAACCCACCGATAACCTTGTGGTCTTGATCAAAAATCCATTTACCAATTTCTTCTGCTACACCAGAGAAATCTTCTACTTCTAAACAATCGACAATTGTACTGTAAAGGAAAGGCTCCCATCCGATTGAATGGATGAAAGAAACCAGGGCTTGGCGCATGTGGTCATCAAGTCCAAGGTTTAGCTTTAAAAGCTGAGCTTCAATGACGTTGACTTCGTGAAACAAATACTCCAGTGCTTTTTCTTTGCTGCAGCACTGACCCTGTTTCACAGGCGACCCATCTGGGTAAAACTGTGTCCCAAACCCAATTGTGTAAGGAGCTTCTCCTGTGCTGTGATCAGCGTATGCTTTTTCACTAAACCCTTCATACTTGCGAATTAAATTAATCGCATGCGAAAGATCTGACATGGGGACAACTATTGTTATCCCCAATCATACATAAAAATTACTTACCTTGTCCGCGAAGTTTCTTTTTACCTCGACGTTGAGGTCGACTATTTTGTCCTTGTCCTATTGAAGTTGTTTTGGGCTTTCCTTCAATATGAAGCGTGTTGGATTTGGGTTTTGCCATGGGTCACCAGAGGTCTTCACAGGCCCAGAAGCGGGCTGTGTTTTTGTCAGTTACGGAATCACAGTTGTGCCGCGCCCTAAAGTTAGCACGTCTTTTCGGATCCTTGTGCTGCGTGTAGTCTTCGTATCCCCTGGCACCATAGCGGATGATCTTTTCCTCACCGTGATGACAACTTTTCACAACTTTTTTGTGCTTGTCACCAGGGGGAGCCTTCTGCGGCGTGTTGCACTTCATCTTATCTTTTTGATAACGATGCGCTGCCTTTGCTGCTTTTTTGGATTTTTCAGCCATTTATAAGAATCCAAACTGAGAGAAGGAAGAACCAAAATCTGAGTAGACATCTTGGCTTTTTTTGGTCGTCTGCCCAGTGCCAATACCTTTATCAAGTGTAAAATAACTATCCGTTTCTTCGGGCGTTTCTTTAGCTTTTTCTTCAAAGAAACTCATCTTACCAAAAACAGCATCTGGGTCAAAAGAAAAAGGATCTGAAAAATCAAATACGTCAGTCAATGGTTTACCGCTAAGGATATCTGTCATCAGTTCTTGATCTTCTTTGGAAACATCGGGGAACATCTCGTTGTAAAAAGTATCTTCATCTCCTTCATATCCTGATTTTTTAAATATCTCATACAGTGCCGTACCCGTCTTCTCTTCCGTTGCTTTATCTGCTTCCCTCTCAATGTAAGTAATCCCAAGTTTTTCTTGTGTTGGGACAATATCTTCTTTCTTCATTTTGTCAATCTGTTCGCGGATACTGCCTTCTCCTTGGCCGTAGTAAAACGACAAGATATCATCTCTGATTCCCGACAGAGGATCTTCTCCGACTTGTGTTGTAATTGACTTTTTACGTTCTTCGTATGAAGCAAGAGCTTCGGCGTATTGTTGCTTTTCTTCTTCAGATGCGTCACTTGCTACCGGCTGAGGAGGTTTGATGCCCAGGACATCTGACATGTACTGATCCCACGACCGATCTCCAGTTAGGTCTGACAGAATGCCATCCGCAAACTCCTCTGGAGAAACATAATCTTTAAATGCATTCGTGCTCATATCAATATCAGCTTCTTTTAATGTTGGTACAAGAACATCTTTGATGTAATTTTTTACAACATCTTTGCTAACAGCATCTTTGGCGCCATCAAAATTATTGTTTTTACCATAAAGCTCATAATGCAGTTTTGCGAATTGATCTTTGTCATTAATATCTACACCATAAGAATATGCCTGTTTTTTCCAGTTGATTCCATCTGTTTCTTTACCAGCCTTTACTGCTTCCCAATCTTGCTGTACTTTTCCTTTTTGCAGATCGTAAACGGCTTGCTTTTCTTCGTTACCTTCAGGAGAAAAGTAAAATTTAGAATCAAAACCAGAAGGATTTCTACCTAGTAATTGCGATAAAAATTCTTCGTTTCTTTTATTTGCTATGTTTTTATATGCATCTTGAATCGCCTGTTGATTTATAACTTCTTTCTGGAACTCTGGACTAGAAATATCTGTGCTGAGATAGGACTCAAACTCACCCATTGATTTTGAAAAATCAAAACGTGGACGCAAGTAAGTATTGATGTAATCTTCAGCAAATTTCTTTTGTTCTTCTAATTCTTCTTTTGATAATCCTTCGCTTCCTTGACGCGCTTCTTCGGTTAATTTTTCATCAAACCATTTTTGCCAGTTGTAACTAGTACTGTTCTGTGAACCAACGCCTGTTCCAAGGCCCAAGGATGACTGCAGACCTTTTTTGATATCCTCTGAGCTATTTCCCCCCATCATTGACAAATATCCGCCAAGGCCTGAATCACCCAAGAGGGAATTCGTAAGTGATTCGCCCATGCCAAAGATCTCACTGAGTCCCGGCATTCCCTTGATTAAATTAAACTCGTATTCCTTCTTTTGTTGTTTTTGTATTTCTTTAACGGTAGAAGCTAGCACTTTTTGAGAGAGTGCGCCAAACTGCTGTTGATATTTTTCGGACGCCGCTTGCGATACTGTATTTATATTTTTGTCATCTTTATTTAACTGAATCAATAAATCTCTGTAATACTGTTTATCAGCATCGGTAATTCTTTCTGAATAACTTGCCGAAGCACTAAGAATTTTCTTCGCTTCTTCAACTTTTTTCTGTTTAGTCGTTGCCATATTAACTTGCTTGCGCGGTTAATTCAGTACTGATCGGATAGATAATAGCCGGTTCAAAATCTTCATTGTTGATCCAGGCATTAATCTGATCTAGCTTTTGCTGCGTAAAGAAAGACTGAGACAAAAACCATTCTTCCATCTTACTGCTAGCTTTGTTAGCATTGCAGCTTCTGCAAGCAGGAAGCAAATTATTCCTATTACTAGAACCAGATTTAAACCTGGGGATTATGTGATCCAAGGATGTAGCTTTCTCTCCGCAATACCCGCATTTATAATCCCATGCCTGGTAAATTGATTCACGATATCTTTTCTTTGCCAATTTAGGAGATAATTCAAGGAGAAGTGCGATGGGCTCTTGCTCACAGCTGAACATACTCTTTTGTTGTCGTTAACTTATTCTAAGTTCTCTCTATTCTGTTCAAAAAAAACAAAGAGATAAAATTTTTCTTAAACGTCTTGACTGACCTGGGGATTTATGTACCATGAATTGGCAAGCCAGCTAACTCATGGCACAAAACACTGGTTGGGTATCGGCCCAAAAGATCGAGGAGCTTCTCGGCATTGACAGGAAAACTCTGTTCCGCTACCGAGATGACGGCACCCTAAAGCTGGGACCACATTACGCGGCATTCCGTGGCACGATGTCCAGGGATAGCTACAAGTGGAACGTGGCTGCGGTCAGGAAGCACCTGCAAAAGCAGGGCATGATGCCGACTGCTGCTTGAGTTGCCTATAGTGATTGCGACGGTGTTTATGAGCAAGGATTAAATCAGTGATATTCATCTGGATATCCTGAAAAGCCATTGCCTCATAAAGGTGTGAAGAAAGGGACGGATAGCAGCTCTGCAGATCGCGGGGCTGTTTTTCTTTTAGGCTAAACAAAAAGACCCACTGTGGATGGAGTGGGCGAACGCAACGTTTTTTGCCTGGGACTGAAACAGATTGCTCTGGTCCCCAGTCGAGATTCAACAGCTCTTCTGGCTTTAGGCCATAGGTAGCAACCATACCATAAAGCCAAGCAATGTCTTTAGTTTTTCTGCTGGATGCTAAGCGGAAATACTCATCCACAATCCGCTGATCCAGGGGCGGTTGGTGGTTCATGGTTTATATGAGCTAAGTAACCGCACCATATCCAACGGTGGGCACAGCTCGCAAGGGGCAAAGAAAACCTTAATAAGTCTCGTGAGACTTAATATAAGTATACATTATTTGCTATGGACTGTATGGTTTTCCGTCTTTATCAAACATTGTAAAACCGCCCATCACAATAAAATTAGTGGGAACGTTAAATAATTTTTGCATCATTGGCATCATCATTACTGATTGACAGTTATAAGGTGGAACGTCCATCTGCGCCAGGGAATAACGACTGAGGATCGCAGCTTTTGCTTCCGTTTGTTCTTTCTCTGTTTCTTGTACTAATTTTTGCTCCCAATCAGCCATGCTTTCTGGACCAACTGGAAAATCAGATGGCTCAGGCGGGAAAGTATTATCGGCAAATTTAAGTGCGTAAATATGTTTGCAGTATCGCATCTCATCAAGTAACGGCTCCCAATTATCTGTGATAGACGTTATCTGCCCCTGAGAAGTCTTGTAATCATTGAAGCCAGGGAGACCTTCAGCCTTTGCGCCTACAATGCCAGGGTTACTCGTACTTCGTATATATGTCGCACCAAAATCAGTGTAAATACCTGGGTTGTCACGCGTCGCTTGGTTGTCTACAAAGCTGGTAGCTACATCGAACGGAAGTGTGTAGCCTGAGGGAGCATATACTTCCATGCGTCTGTTAACTTGCGCAGATGTCATCGCACTATTGTCAAGTACTCCATTTAATTTTGTTAATTCAAATCGACCTGGCTTGACAGAGGAAGCCCTGTTTCTTGGAAATACTTTTCTGTTTGTTTTACCTAGATCACGCATAAATGCATAATCTCTATGCGTAAAATCTTGGCAAGAGCAGCAGAACCTTGCGCCAGTAATGATGTAACGCCCGACAGTAAAAGAAGCAGGGGAGGGCGTAATGTATTCCCTGTCTGGAGTAACTTGAATTGAGCCCGCTTTTCGTAAAGTCAGTATGCCAGTGAAGGGATTTGTAGCAGTTAATACCGCTTGCGAATATCCGTATCTCTTTTGAGTTGTTGGGTCAATAGTATCTTTGTCAATAATGTCACCGCCGATACTGATAACTCTATCTTCAATGATCTCACTGTTTAATGGTGTCAATCCACCGGGAACACCTGGTACAGCTACGTAAAAAGGAGGAGGCAAAGGATTGCTTGCACTCCAATTACCGGCCAGTTTTACATACCAATTAGTGGCATCTTCTGTAATCGATTCAATAAATAGTTTTTGGCTAGTGGCCGGATCTGTTAACTTGTCACTACGCATTGAACCGGCATAGCGCCAGCCTGCCCAATGCATGCCCATCTCTTTGTTCTTGGTAGGAAAGCCAACAAAAGTACCAGAGATAATAGGGGCCGGATTGGCTACTGAGCTTGGTGTCCCAGAAGGTACAGGAATCTGGTAGTTAAACGGATAGACGTAGCTGTTATCGTAAAAACTTGCTGTGGCAATCTCATAGCCACGTCTCCAGCGAGACCAAGCAGACTCTCTGTTTGCAGCGTAAATTGAATCAGGTACAGAACCTACAGAAAACTCTGTAGTTATTGGTTTGACTGCTGCAAATGCAACAGATTTCATCTGGTTGAAACTACCAAAAGAGCTTCCACTCTTTTTGGCCATAATTAGAAGAAGCCGCCTTGCGCGATAACGTGGGCACCTGGTGTATAACCAGAAATGTTTGGACCGTCTGGGAATACCCCCACATAAAGACGGTCACCTCGTTCCAGGTAGATCCCTTTGTTACGCAAAGGAACTCCCTCGGCTAAGCCACTTGCGTTTCCTGCGCTAACAACAGGCGTTGCAAGTTCGGGAAGCACGTCTGTGCAATCAACTTTCTGTGTATTAGCTGGAACTTGTTTTGCAAAAATAATGCGGTAATCACCAGATGCGGGGATTGGGTTGGTCGTGCCACGAGTCTGGTAAACCACGAAGGTCACTGCTGGCTGATAACCGTAAGCAACGCCTTGGTACGAAAAACCAGTGGTTGTTCCACCAGAGTAAATAAGCGCTGTATTTACACCTGTCAGTGCAGTTGCACCTGTATAAGTGTAATAACCGTAGCCGCTTTGAGCTGCAGTTCCCAGAACACCAGTGTTAGATATAAAAACAGTCTGTCCACTCACCAAAGAAATAACAGTGCCTGACGTGCCGCTGGATACAGTGTAATCAGCAGCACGATAATAATCGTTCCGTACGATGGTAATCGAATCGACAACTCCGCCATTATTGTTGTCTTCTTCTAAACCTGCATCCATATCTACAAGGATGGAAGGAGCTTGTCCACCTTGTACAAAAAGCGTATTTGTAGAAGCACTACCTACCGTCTGCGTCGTTACACGTACGGTATCAAGTAAAGGGCGATCAACCAGCAGGGGCTGTTTGTTAGTAGATGTCGAACTCAAGGCGGACATAAAACCCTACCTTTTGTTTGGTAGGGTCCCCAAAAACTTCTTTTATTCTAACGGTATTTATTCAAGTGTGCTAAGCACATCTAAATAAGGAGATCTAGGGGCAAGCTGATAAACACCGATGTCCATTGGTACAGAGGTATTCTGCATTGCAGTAGCAAACGATGGGATAGTAGAAGCCATACCGGCTCCCAATGTTTGCCCCATCAAGCCTTTCTTGAATGCATCCAAAAGAAGACTTGCTGTCTGACTTTGTGAGTCAGCTGCCTGCGGTTCTGCGCCATAGGCTTCAAGCTTGGGAAGAAAGCCCCGTGCAGCTTGCATGCGCCTTTCGTCTTTAGGAATTCCAGCACGTTCGTAATCGCGACGGAAAACTAAAGCAGCTTGCTCTGGAGACTTTGCTTGACGCAAAGATTCTGCAGCACGTTTTTCAGGCCCTTCTAATTCGTAAACAAGAAAATCTGCCTGCAGTGCTGGATCGCCAGGATCCATCTTGCGTTGTTTAGCAAAATTGACCAGGGCATTTTGCCGACCTCCTGTCCATTGCGCCAAACCAAATCCACCAACGCCAAGAGGTGCGCCAACCTTTCCACCTTCGTTGATGCGAGGATTCAAAGAAGACTCTTGGCTGAAATTACCAAGAATACCTGCAATTTGAGCGTTGGTAAAATTCTTTTGCCGAAGCCTTCCGGCAACAATTTGTGCAACAGATGGTAAAGACATTTTATTTACTTCCTTATTCTCCTACCCAATTTGAACTTGCCTTGAGACCGGGAATAAAAACGGTTTGTAGCGCCAGGGTTGTGGCTAGGTACGTGGCAAAGTTTTTAACAAATTTAGGGCAGAGAATCATCGTTTTAAAGCAACAACACTGGCCCCCGTGAATCAAAAGATTCGTGTCCAGCAGGTTGGGCTTACATGCTAAGCAATGCCAAGAATATCATTGAGCCTGTGTTTGGTTCAGTAATGCTTGAAACTTTTTGCGCATTTCGGGATCAACTTCAAGCCCTTTCGCACCATAGGTTTCAGTTGGTGCTATGGACTGGACGGCAGGCAAGCCTTGGGGCGCATTAACGCCAGGGGGTGGAGTCATCATAATCTGCTGTGGCATCTGATAACCATAACCTTCCGCCACAGCTTGCCCTGCCAGGGTTCCTTGAATGACATCGTAACCTGCCTGACCAGGTTTTACTTTTGCGGCAAGCGTGGGGTTGCGCTGAGCCCAGATCTGCATGCCGATATCTTCTGCTGACTGAACTTGCTCTTGTGTTGCACCAGGAGCTACAGCTTTAAGACGGGCTGCCTCATAGCGTTGTAACTCAGGATCTTGCGCTGTAAGCTGTGCTACACGAGATTTCTCGGCTTCGTACGCACGATCGGCAGCTCCTTGTTGTCCGGGAAATCCAGCTCCGGGGCGAAAGGCTTCCGCTTTCCTGCCTTGCGCCAATTCTTCTTCCTTATATCCAGGACCATAGTTGCGAAGGCCTTGGGTAGAAAGTAGTCCCATGGCTTCAGAACTAGCATATGCGGGTCCGTAATACTGACCGGGGTTGGCCTGGCTAATTGTTGATCCGCTCAAATAAGGGCGTCCTTGGATAAGGTTACCAATACCTGAACCCAAACGCTGCGTAAGCGTAATAATATTGTCTTGTGGATTAAAAACCTGCTTTCCTGTTTCATATATATCGAGACCTATTCCTACTGGCCCTAACAGTCTGCTTGCTCCCTTCAATCCCGCTGTTGGACTAACGGAAGGCTTTGCTTTTGGCGCCGACCAGGCTGCAGGATATTGTGATTGTGGTGCCGGTGGCCACCCAGGTCTTGACGTAGTCACTGGTGCACCACGGCCTAAGAGTCTATTGAAAAAATCCATGATTAGCGCCAAACCTCGTGTAAATAAAGACGTGAACCAACAGCTGTGTCGGCAGGACCAGGTAATGCCTGGATGAATTCAGCACCAGAGCGTTCGTAACGATAACGAGCCTGGAATGGATCCTTGTAGTTAGGGACGTAAAGGATACCGGCTAAACGATTGGTTTCGTAGAGATAAATCTCATCCCAAACCTTTAATGCTTCTTTGGCATTACTGGAGCGAATCGTACGGTCAACATCGCCAGCAATATTTTCAATACGAGTAGAAGGAGAAGTTGCAACCTCGGTCTTTTTCTCAGCAGTATCACAACGGCCAATCTGAATCGCGATCTTATCGTAAAAATAAGAATCTGGAACAGTATTCATGGCCTCTTCCAAACGGGCATAGTCACCCGCCGGAATCGATACAGTGAAATATCCAAGATGATATCTCACTCTGCTTTTGTCAAAGTCAGAAAGCTGCACTTCAACTACTCAATATTTTTTTATTATAGCCGTTTAGATCTTTGTTAATTAAGCCTCTAACTCTTCGTAGGGACTGGGCTCAGCAAGATAACGAGCAAGGACAGGGGATTTTTGGGGTGAAAGCACAGAGGATAAAACTTGTTGTTTAATTCGGTCAACTGGCTTTACTTCTTTTTCTTTGTTGACACCCAAACCAAAAAGATACATCTGGAGCATGCTATTGGCTAACGCATTTGGATCTTCTTTGTTACCCGTGGTCTGACCTGCTTGTGCCTGCTGTCCTAGTTCGGCAACAACAAGTTCTGATTCTTTTTCTGGTCTACTAATGTCACCATGACCAACTTTAAAAACAACTTCACCTTTGGGATTCAATACTTCAGAAAAATACCCATAGCCACCGCCAGATGAACTACGGATCTTTCCTCCGGGAATACCTGGTGCGTAGATCGATGCACCTTCTACGGCACCTTGATCAAAACGCGTCTTGCCTTTGAGGGGAACATAGAAGTCGAGTGAGTTCCAGCCAGGGTGCATTGAATGGCTGTGTGCATTTACCGCCTGGTTATATAACTTTACTTTATCGTCAAAATTTGCTGCGGGGTTCCAGCGCATTCCCGCAACACTCGCATTGGAGAATTCTACCTCGCGACCATGTGATTGATACTGTCTAACTAGAGTATCAAAAGCTTTGACCTGCTCTCCAATGGGCAACGATTGTCTTGCCTTGAGGTCAATATGAAATGGAGATGATCCTCCTATTTTTTCTGCGGGTCCTGTGAATCCGCGCCTCTGTGGAATATAAGACATTTTATTTTTATTTTAAAATGAAAAACCCCTGGTATTCCAGGGGCTTGCTGTGTCAATGAGTAATCAAACCCTTACCAGATCAGCAGCAAACACTGCATCCCAATCAACGCGTTTAACTTGCTTTAGTTGCTCAAGATTATTAAATCTCTCACCCGATAAGGACATCTGCAGGTCTTTAATCTCTCGAGCAGTTTTCAATCCAATACCTTTGATGTGATCTGCGATCATTTGCGCAGTCGCGGTATTGATGTTTAAACGTGCATCGGGAGGGAATGTGCGCGGCTCTTCCTTGGCTGCTTTATCTTTTACCTGAAGAGTTTTTACCGTTTTGGTTGCAACTTCATCAGGGGAGAGTTCAGTTTTGTAAGCAGTGAAAAGGCGACCGTCTTGGTCTTCAACCATATACCAGTCGCCGTTGTCCCATTCGCTTACAACTTTAACTCTCGCACCAGTTTTTTTGTGCTGATAAAGCATTGAGGGAGTAACTGTCATGAGACCAGATAAAATACCTGGTCTCAGTTTAGCTTACTCAGCTAACAGTGCGGCCTGTCAGATAGCCATCGATATCTTCGTAACCAGGTGCAATGTCGGGCTGGATGTAGCAGCACTCAACAACCAGGTAACCAGTACGACCACCAGTTGCATCACCACTGGAGATGTAGAAACCACCAGAGGTAGCAGTGCTATTAGCAGTTTCCTTGGCGAACACCTTCAGGGTGGTGGCAGCGGTAGCGGAGTAGTACACGTTACCGGCAGTAACACCAGCAGCACCGGAGGCAATCAGGAAAGGATTGGCGCTATAACCAGCGGAGCCAGCGGCGAAGAAGATTTCACCAGCCTGGGAACCAGACACGGTAGATGTCAGGTTTGCTTGGATAACAGCTTCACCGATACCAGAAGCAGCGGTGGGGCTACCAGCATTGCTGCGACCGAAGGAAATCACGTTACCGGTGGCGGCATACACACCAGAAGCAACGCGACCATCACCCCAGCCAGAAGCAACGGAGATGGTGGAGCGGTACACATAAGCAGGCAGGGTGCTGCTGCCAGAGATCACCATGCCGGTGATGTCGGGACGAGTGTCGTCCTGGCGATAAGGCGAAGGAACGATCACGTCAGCTGCGGCAACCGGACCCGAACCAGAGGTGGCGGTCACAGGGACGTAGCCACGCTGCTGGAAGTAACGGTAGCCAGGGATAGCCAGCACAGAAGTGGGGCCGCCCTTGGAGCCGTCAACGGAGCCGCTGTCGTCGGTATCAATGTTCTTGTACCAACCGTTCAGGGGTTCTGCCCAGTTACCTGGGTAGATTTTTTTAGCGGACAAATAGGTCATTTATCTTTTCCTATGTTGTGTGTTTATGGTTAATTATCAAACAGTGCCGTCATCTTGGACGAAGCTGAATGCGGTGGTCACGAAGTCCTTATTGAGGATTTCAAAACCAGCGTACAGTTGCCAGATCAGGATGATGAAGCGGCTGAAGTCATCGTTGTTGTTGATGAGCACCTGAGCGTTAGGACCGCCGATGCCAACACCAATCGATTGAGGACCGAAGAAGTAACCTTGGGCCACTTCACGGGAAGCGTAGCTAGAGCCGTTATCGAACGAAGCGCTAACGTTCTTGGTCGGGAAGTTAGTCGACTCGAAGAACTTCACACCTTCGAACTGAACGCCGGTAGGCATCACAGGTTCGCCAGCCAGGAAGTAACCTTGACCAGCTTGGGGACCCATGTAGAAGCTGGCGTTGTTAGGCATCATGGGGTTGCCCATGTACATGCCTTGGCCAGGGTTGCCAGCGTAACGAGCGATCTCACGGAAGTCAGGATCACGACGCAGGTGCATCATGAAGGTGGGATCGCAGATGCAACGATACAGACCATCGGAGAAGGTGGGGACGTTACGCTTACGCAGGTCCTTCACCACCGTCAGAAGGTCAGTACGCACCTGGAACTGTTGAACTTCGTTGCCGTATTCAGTAGAGGTGTAGCTAACTTGACCGGAAGAATTCTTGGTTTTACCACCAGCGAAGTAGTAACCGCCTTGGGTGGTAGATGCTGCACCATTGGCTTCAGCTTTAGCGAGTTCATCAAGGAACACGCGGTCACGCCAACGGCGATAGTCGTCAAGCAGAGTCAGACTGCCGATCGACTGGTGGAACATATTGAGGTTACCGGTATCCAGCAGCAGACGCTGGGCGGTAATCAGAGTTTCACGAGCAATCTTGAAGGTCGAAGGCTGGGTCGGAT